TCATGCCCGCCGCCCGTCGGTGGCGTGGTGGGGTTCGGCGGCCCCGGGTAGGGCCCGCCGACGTACGTCATCCACGCGAGCCAGTGGTTGTCGGCAATCGGCCACGTGGGCGGGTAGTCGGGCTTGAACCGCACCTTCGGCGGCGCGCCGTGCCAGAGCTGCTGCTTGGCAACGAGGCCGGTCCCGTAGCGGACGATGATGCGGTTGGCGTACTGGTAGCGCGACTTCGTCCACGTGATCGGGCCGAGGATGTTCTTGTTCGCGGCCGAGAGCGTGAAGCTGCGCGTCTTCGTCCCGACCGCAAACCACTCGATGACGCCGGTCGGCCGCAGCCGATACAGCCAGCCGCTCAAGTCGACGAGTCGGTTGAAGGCTTCTTCGAGCGTGACCTGATCGAAGGTGTTCGCCGGCAGGGTCGGCCCGGTCGCCATCGCCGGGTCGAGCGTGATGCCGTAGGCCGTGAGATACGTGGTGACGAGATCGCTGACGACGGACTTCAACGTCGCGCCCGCCACGTAGTCGCGCGTCACGCGCCGCTGCGCCGCACCGAACCAATCGTCGATGGCGTCGATGCGCGTGACCGTGCCGACGCCTGGCGCGCCGAGCGGCTGATCCTCGGTGCCCTGCACGGTGCCGCGGAACAGCGATCGGCCGTCGCTGCTGCGCACCTCGACGCGTTGATCGAGCGTGGGGCGGTACGCGGTCGCGGTCGAGTCCTGATCGAGGACCTCGACCGACGCGCGGCCGCGGGCCCCGAGCTGGTATTCGATGCGGAGGGACCCGGTCGCCCGCGTCTTGCGCGTCTGGTCGACGCCCGCGATCAGGATGGCAGGCGGCAGGGCCTTCGCGTCAGCCATGCGGGCCTCAGTGCCCGACGCCCATCGTCCGCATGATGCGCGGAATGCGTCGCGCGGAGGAGCGGGCGATCTGCTCGCCGTCCAGATAGATCGTGGTTTCGTAGTTCTGCGGGCCGACGCCGAGCGCGTTGCCGTTGAGCGGCACGACCGCTTCGGGGCCCGCCTCGCCGATGAGCGCGAGCGTGCGATGTTTGACGATGCCGCCGCCCGCCAGGGCGGGGACGCTCAGCGTGCCGCTCGTCGTCGCGCTGTCGCCGCTCGGCAGCCCGCCGCCCTCCTGCTTGAACTTGTAGGGGACCACGAGTGGCGGAATGTCGATGTTGGCGAACGAGCCCTCGATGCTCGCCGCCGCGTCGGCGGCGGGCTGCTTCAGCGCGTCGAAGTACGACGGGATGTCCGCGCCGAGGACCTTGCCGATCGCGAGCAGCACGTCGAGAATCTTCTCGTTCGTCCCCTTCATCGCTTCGCCGACGAGCCCTTGCTCCTCGGCCTGCTTGAGGATCGACGCGGTCGTGTCGTCGGTGACCGCGCCGTACTGCTGCTGCGCTTCCCACAGGGTCTGCAGGACCGGCTGGCTGAGCGCGAGCGTGCGGCTCATGTCGCCGCCCTTGTCGACGATGCCCTGAATGCTCGCGCCGATGTCGGCGGCGATGGCTTGGAACCCCTCGGGGGACAGGGCCTTCGCGTCGAACAGGCCGCGGAGCACCTGGCCGTCGGCGGCGATGGTGTCGAACAGCGGCTTGAACGCTTCGTCGTTCACGAGCTTGAAGTTGTCGATCATCTCCTGCGTGACGGCGCTCGCGGTCAGGCCGAACTTGTCGACGCCGTCGGTGAGGGTTTGGAAGGTCGGGCCCATCATCTGCATCGCGGTGATCGCGTTGCCGTTTTCCTTCACGAGCCCGGCGAACGTGTCGCGGGCGATGAGCCCGAGGCGGTCGAACTCGTCGCCGGAGCTCTGCGCGAGCGCGGCGAGCGACTGCGCCTTGTCCGTCTCGAAGGCTTGGGCCTGTTTCTTCGTCGCGCCTTCGGGCGGCTTGGCGTCGAGGATTTTTTGGAACTTCTGACCGAAGATGCCGGCGCGTGTGTTGAGGCCTTCGACCGCGTTGTTGAGTCCCTCGATCCGCTTCTTCTGTTCCTCGATCGCTTTGTTGAGCTCCTCGACCGCGGCGGTGAACTGCGCGGGCTTCTTCGCGTCGAACGCTTTCTGGATGTCGACGCCGAGCGACTGCGCGAGCTTCTGCAGGTTCTTCATGCCGCCGTACTGTTCGAGCAGCGCCGCCTTGTTCTTCTCCAACTCGGCGCGTTCCTGCTTCGCCTTCTTCGCCCCGCCGAACAAGCCGCCCACGAGGCCCGCGATGCCGCCGACCGCCGCCCCGATGGGACCCCCGACCATGAAGCCGCTCATTGCGCCGCTGGCTGCGCCGCCGAGCGCGCCCTTCATCTTGCCGCCCTGCGTGCCCATCGAGAAGCCGCCCATGAAGCCGCTGATGCCGGTGCCCGCGAGGCCCATCAGCTTCTCGCCGCCCGTGAGCGGCTCACCGCCTGGTGTCTTCGAGCGGGCGAGCCGCTCTTGGAAGGCCTTCGCGAAGATGTCGGCGGCGGCGGTGGCGGCGGCAGCCCACATATTGTCGCCGCGCGAGAAGGCCTCGCCCATGATCCGCGGGATGTCGATCGCGAGCTGCTTGAAGACCGGCCGCACCGACGTCTCCATCTTCTTGATCGCGTCGGTGATGCCGTCGATGAAGACCTTCGTGTCCTGCTTGCTGCTGGCGGAGCCGTAGCCCAGCATCGTGCCGAAGTCGAGCTGCGGGACCTTCGACTCGATCTTCGTGAAGTCGGCGAACTCCGTGAACCGCTTGCCCATGTCGGCAAACGCGTCCCGCATCATCTCGAAGTGGCGCTGGTTGGTGAGGAGGACCGTGTCGACCTTGCGCAACGCCTCTGGGGCGGCGACGCCCATGCGGTTGAAGACGTCGAGCGCGCTGCGCACGGCGTCGGTCAGCTGCTTCTGCTGCTCCTCGGTGAGTTTCGAGATGTTGGTGATGTCGCCGAGGGCCTCGACCATCAGGTAGGCCTTCTTGACGGCGTCGAGCCCGAATGCGGCGTCGCGGTTCTTCTCGGCGTCCTTCAGCCCCTTCGTGAGCGGCGGCAGCTGCGCGTTGAGCGCGGCCAGGGCGCGGCCGAAGTCCGCGTTGTCGCCCACCGTCTTCACGACCGAGGCGAGCTCGCGGAAGGTGTCGACGACCTTGTCGCCCTTTGCCATCGCGGCGAGCAGCTCCTCGATGGACTTCTTGCCCTTCTTCGGGGCTTCGCCCAGATCGATCATCTTGCCGCGCGCGGCTTCGGTCTTGTCGGCGAGCTCGCGGAGTCCCGCGATGAAGGGCTGCAGGGTCGCGGTGGTTTCCTCCGACCGCTTCTTCGTGATGACGAGCTGGTCGCTCATCCGCTTCCACGTGTCGTACGTCGTGGTGGCGATCTTGGAGAGCCCAGCGATTTCGTTCTCGGCCACGGTGCCGACGATGGCCGCGCCGCCGGGGATCTTCGTCGAGAGCGCGAGAATCTTCAGCAGCATCATCGCGAGGTCGGAGATGCCTTTCGACAACCGCGCAATGCTGCCCGAGATGACCTCGTCGACCTTCATAAAGCCGTACTGAATCTTGTCGATCGCCGAGAGCAGGTTCGCGAAGGTGCGAATGAGGAACGTGACCGAATCCGACACGAGGTAGAACGCCTTCTTGTTGTCGGTCGACGCGTCGTTCATGCCGCGGAGCGCGTCGGAGACGGCGACGAGCGCGACCTGCACGGACTCGTTGCGGGTGATCGCGTCGCCCCATGTCGCGAGCAACGACTTCTGGGCGGCATCGACCGCGGAGATCGCGCCTTGGTAGGTCTTCGACGCCTTGGCCGCATCGCCCGCCTGCGCGGCCGTCTCGCGCAGGATGCCGCTCAAGAGCGCCTGGCGCGCGGACGCGCCCTTCGTCTTGTCGGCGAGGTCGGCCATCGTCATGCCGGCCTCCTTCATGATCTGCGCGACGTTCTTCGTGACGCCCGCGTTGTCGATGAGCGCGTTCTGCTGGTTCTTCACGCCCTCGGTCGCGCTGCGCACCGCGTCGCCGAACGAGTAGGAGGACTGCCGCCCGAACGCGGCCGAGTCCTTGAACGCGTTCATCAGCTTGACGGAGTCGGCGAGGCCGAAGCCTGTCGCGAGCAGGTTCTTCAGGCCGGTGACCGAATCGGCCAACGGCAACATGCCGTCGGCCGAGAGTTGTTTGGCCGCGGCCGTGGCCGCATCGACCGAGACACCGAAGTGCTCGGCGACCCCCGACAGTCCCATGAAGGCGTTGCTGAACTGCGTCGAGTACTTGACCGCCGACTGGATCGCGCTGCCGATGCCGCTGACGATGGAGCTCGCGAGCTTCGTGAAGACGTTGCCGAGGAACGTGCCGACCGTCGACGCGGCGGTGGCGACGCCCGCGAAGCTCTCCTGAAAATCCTGCGCGGCCTTCTTGCCCTCGTTGAAGGACTTCTGCAGTTCCGCAATCTGCGCGGAGATCCGAACGGTGAGGGTGGCAATGGGGGCCATGTGGTTACGTCAGGCTCGATACGGAGAGGTCGCGCTCGAGCTCGCGGCCCACGCGCTGCAGCCGCTCGATGTAGGCGTTCGACTCGGCTTCGGCCGCGGGTCGGAAGAAGGGACGCGGCGGGATGTTGCGCGCGCCGAACTCGACGAAGCGCCAATAGACCGCCGGGCCCTGCGAGCCCGCGACGTCCACTTGCCCGATGCCGACGCGGCCGCTCGTGCCACGGGCCGCGACGGTGATGGACTTCCGCAGCGCGCCCGTGCGGACTGGCGCGAGGGCCTTGGCGCGCTGCGCGATGGCGAAGCTCGTTTTCAGGACGGCATCCGCCGCCCCGAGCTTCACGAGCTCCGGCGCGGTCGTCAGCGCCCGCTGCAGGCCCTCCATGCCGGTGAGCGACATCGTCACTTTCGCCATGTCACTCCTGCGCCCATGCGAGGGCCTGGGCGAGGACCCGGGCGCGCTCGACCTCGGCCTCCGCTTCGGCCTGCGCCTCGTTCGCCGCGGTGGTGGCGCGCGCGGGCATCGTCTCCAAGCGGCTGCGCCCGAGCAGCTGCGCGGGCGTGAGCTTCTTCTTCGTGTAGGGCGCGATGACCCACAGCCCGAGCGTGGCGACGCGCTCCCATGCGCGGGCCTCCCGACGGAGGAAGCCCGCATAGAGCACGTGGAACTCGTGGACCGTGAGTCCCCAGAACGCGTCGGGGAGCAGCTGCAGCTCGCCGAGCCCGATCGCTTCGGCCCACGTGAGCCACTCGCGGAAGGCCCACGTCACGTCACCGTGGGCGTCGCCGGAGAAGGGTCGGCGGGTTCCTCGCTGGTGACTTGGAACAACCCGGATTCTTCGAGCGCGTCGTTGATCGCATCGGCGAGCAGGCGCAGCTTCTTGCCCGCTTTGAGATACGTGTCGAGCCGCACGGTCACCAAGTGCGGAGTGATCGTGCGGTCTTCATGCTTGAAGCCCGCCCACAGCGCGAGCACCATCGCGTTGATGCCGAGGTTGGCGAGCCGGTTGACGATGACGCCAAGCGGCTCGCCGTCCATCTGCGCTTCGAGGTCGCGGATCGCCGCCAGGTCGTATTTGAGCAGGCGGGGTTTGTCGAACTCTACTGACACCATGTCGTCCTCCCAAGTGCGGCTCGGTGAGCCGGAGTTGGCGTTGCGGTTCTCGTCAGACGGCGTTGCCGGTTATCCACGCCGTGCCGTTCCAGTTGCAGTGAATGCCGTCGCTCGTCGCCACGTACTGCCCTGTCGTCCACGCGGTGTTCGGGCTAGCCGTTACGCCTGACATACCGGCGAGGTTGGACGGCGCTGCCGCGCCCGCCGGGGTGAAACTGCCCGGCACGCCGGCTGTCGCGCCGGTCGCCGTCACGGGGGGCACCGGGACGCCGCTCGCATCGAACGCCCCGAGGATGCGCGTGCTGCAGCGCAGTTCCGCGGTCGCGGTGGTGATGCCGTCGACCGTCGACACGGGGCCCGTCCAGCTCAGACAGTTGCAGACCCCCGAGATCGCGGTCATGCCCGCCTGGTTGCCCAGCGGCCCGTAGGCGTAGTTGAGGCCGCTCTTGCCCTCGATGGAGGAGAAGAACGTCTCGGCCTCCGGCGTCCACTTCGACGAGAGCGAGAGCGAGCGCGTGCGGAAGCCCGCGATGATCTCCTTGGTGGGGGCCGCGACGCCGGGCTGAAACGTCGTGCCGTCGAGTTCGTCGGTGTCGCTGCTCGGCGTGATGCCGTCGAGGAAGTGACTGATGTCGGTCTTCTGTCCCGCCCCGTTGTCGAGTTCGAGAAACGCGCGGATGCCTGCAACGCTCATGGCCGATCTCCTAGTCCAGAGGATCGGGCGGCCACCGCGGCGGGCCGATCAGGGGTCGTGGGCGGCGCGGTCGAGGACCGGGGCGCATCGATCAACAGCGAGCGTTCGAGTGACGTGAGCGCCGTGCGCAGCTGCACGACGACGGCCGTCGCTTCTTCGGCGAAGGCCTCGGGCGGCGTCTGCGCGACCCACTTCTCCGTCGTCGTCACGAGCCCGCGGGAGTGCCGCACGAGCTGCGCGAGGAAGTGCACCGTCTGTGGCCGCATCACTGCGGGGCCACCGTCCCGAGCCGCTGCTGCCCGCACAGGAGACACACGACTTGCGGCGGCCCGCCGAGCGTGCTCGCGTCGACCTGTCGTTCCGCCGGATGCCGACAGCCGCCCTCGTCGGGCATCGGGTCGGCGCGGACCTCCTGTTCGATCTGCGCGATGAGGCCGTCGACCAGCAGGCGCATCGCATACAGCTGCGGCAGGACGAACGACGCGGGCGTCATGGCTGCTGCCCCACGTGAATCGACCACAGGGTCGGGTAATGCCGCAGGACCTTGCCGCTGACCGTCTCCTCGTAGGCGTCGACGATGACGTCGAGCACGGCCCAACTGCTGGTGTAGTCGGCGACGTCGAGGATGGCGAAGTGCAGCAGCGCGACGATGCGGTCGAGCGTCATCAGGTTCATGCCGACGTCGGCACTGAGCGTCACGAGCTTCAGCTGCATCGTGAGATGGCTGCCCCACTTGGGGCCGTCGCCCATCGTCGACTCCGAGCGTTCGGTGAACGGCCCGATGGTGAGGTAGTCGCTGCGCGCCTCTGGCGGCACGACGCCCTCCGTGTAGATCGCGGGCCCGCCGCCGAGCGCGGTCGGCGCAGTCGAGAGCCGGACGGTCAGCTGCGCGTCGTTGACGAGCAGCTCGCGGACCGCCGCCAGGACGCGCGGCATGGCGAGGATCGCGGTGCTCATGGGCGGTTGGCCGGCAAGCGGCTGTCGCGGTACCAGCTGCCGACGACCGCGCGCTCGGGCCGGTCAGGGATCGTCACTTGGTTGCGCGTGAGCGTGAAGGCCGGGGCCCCCGCGTAGCCGATGCCGTCCGCGATCAGATACGGGATGTAGGGGCCGGTGGGCGTGAAGATGCCGAACGTGACGGGGGCGGTGAACGCGACGTCGCTGGCGGCGGTGCCCGCGGCGCTCTGCCCGACGGTCGTGCCGCTGCTGTCCTTCATCACGATCTGACAGCTGCCCGGCGTGAGCGGAAAGCCGCTGCCCTGCAGGGTGACGGGGTGTGGCCCGAGGCCGGTGGCTGCGGCGGGCGTGATGCCGGTGACGAAGACGGGCATTAGACGCGCTCCTGACAGTAGAGTTCCTGATAGCGGTGGCCGAGGTTCGGGTCGCGAATGTCGAGAATCTCCAAGTGCCGCCGCACGGGGCCGTCGTCGAACTCCAGAAACATCGCGACGGTCAGATCGGCGTGGTACCAGCACGTGACGACCGCGTCGATCTGATTCGTCAGCTGCCCGCCTGCGAGCTGCTCGAGCCGCGCCTGGCCGCCGGTCGGCTCGACCGCCGCGAACATCTTCAGCACGAGCTCCGGGTCCCCGGGAATCCACCCGCCCGCCGCCGGGTCGAGGACCTGTGAGGGCCGGTAGACCTCCACGTAGCGGTCCAAGCCGCCGATGCGGACGCCGTTGGTGGGCGGGGTCGGTTCCATCTCAGGGGACCCACGTCAGGCGATGCGGGGCCACGCACGCGTCGTAGCCGTAGGGCGTGACGGCGACGGCGCTGCCGACGAGGGCCATGTCGCGGCCGAGCGTCAGCATGTGCGCGGTCAGCAGCCCGACGGCCTGCACGAGCAGCGGGGCCTCGGCGAGCAGCGCCTTCGGGTCGGTCCAGCCCGCGACCACGAGCAAGTGCGCGCCTGCCCCGGCGGGAATGTCGACCGTGCGCGGGACGGCGGTGCTGCTCACCGGGATGGCGCGCCACGCCGCGGGCGCAGCGGACGTCGGAGTCCACGGCTCCATCAGGAGAATCTGCTGCACGGGCGTCGCTTGCACCGGCAGCGGCACCGGCAGCGACGGGTCGTAGGGCCACAAGTAGATGTCGCGGCTCTGCGTGAGCAGCGCGAGCCCGGTGTCGCGTTCGACCATGCTGCGCGCCGCCGCGATGAATTGCGGGACGAGGGCCTCGCGCGGGTCGTCGACGGACCAATCGAGGCCCGCGCGCAGTTTCGCTTCGGCGACGGTGATCGGTTCCTCGGTCGGTGGCGTGCGCAGGACGGAGTAGCAGCTGCGCGGCTGCGCCCACGCCGGGACGAACGACGCGGTCATGGGAGCCTCCGCCCGCGGCGATACGTCTTGGTGGTGACCACGACTTCGGTATGCGACTGGACGGGCGGGCTCATGGCGCGGTCGAGCATGAGCGGGCGACGCAGCGGCACCATGAGCGGTGGCCGCGGGCTCCCGGCTGAGAGCACCGGCTCGGTGAGCGGGACATAGTCCGGCGACACGCACGTCGTGTGCGGTGCGTCGTCGACGGGACACGGTCCCGGATCACCGAAGCCGAATGCCGAGATCACGCGACGACCTCCTACGGATAGACGGGCATCCCGAGTCCGGTCACGGTGCCGAACGCACCGGGCCGGTAGACCGCCAGGGCGAGCCGCTCCTCGGCGCGAATCGCGACCAAGTTCTTCACGAAGAAGTCCTGATGCGAGTTCGACGCCTCGACACGGATGCCGCCCTTGCGGAAGACCTGCGAGCCGGTCTTGAACGCGCCGACGAGCGAGGTCGTCGCGAGGATCGCCGGCGTCACCGCGACGGGCAAGCCCCACATCTGCGCGGTCTGAATCGGCGCGAACGGTCCCGCGGTGAGGTACTGCCCCTGCGGGCCCTTGGTCAGCACGGTCGACGCCCAGTCGGCCGGGTTCATCACGATGCCGTCGGGCATCAGGAACGACGTGCTGTAGATCGTCATGATCTGCCGGAAGTTCGCATCGGCGTTCGACTCGTTCGCGGCACGGGCCACGGGCGCGGCGAGGCCGACACGGTCGAGGACGCCGCTGATGTTCGGCGCGGTGCCGTCGCCGTTGAGCAGCTGGTCTTCCTCCTCCAACTGGACGCCGTTGCGCAGCCGCGCGTCGATGTAGCTGCGGATCGCGGGCACGTCTTCGAGCATCTCCTCGGTGACGGGCAGCCAGTGGGCGATCTTCCGCACCGCGTCGGTCGCGCCCGCGAACGTGAGCGCGGACTCGGGCTTCGCGGCCCCTTCCGACACGGCGGCGGCGGCGTTGGTGAACGCGGTTTCCACCATGTAGGTGATCGCGTTGGAGTCGGTCGAGCCCGACGCCATCAGGTCCGCCACGACGAGCCGCGGCATCGGCCGCTGCAGGATGCCCGGCATGTACTGCGGGATGACGAGCGCGCCGCCGGAGGCGGGGTCTTCGGTCAACGTCGTCGCGTGGAAGTTGTTCCAGTCGACGGCGAGCTCGACCGAGGGGGACCGCCATGCGGACGACGAGCGGTGGCCCTGCTTCTTGAAGAAGTCCATGACCTCCGCGTTGGTGACGAACTGCGTGCCGAGGCTCTTGCGGATCGCGACGATGGGCGGCTTGTCAGCTGCGCCCGTGAGCGAGGTCAGCGCGGCGCGCATGTCGTCGCTGCCCTTGGCGCGGGCGATCTTCGCCTGAATCGCCTGTCCGTCGGTGGTGACCGCTTGAATGGCCGCGAGCTCCTCCTCGGTCATCACGCGGTTTTCCGCTTCGGCGGTGAGACAGGTCTTCTCCAACAGGGCGAGGCCCTCACGTCGCTTGGCCTCCAAGTCGCGTTCGAGTTGCGCGAGATTCAACATGGTCGTCTCCGGTCAGAAGCCGAGCGCAAGCAGCGCCCGCTGCGCCTGCCGAGCCTGCAGCACGCGATCCTGGCCGGTGACCTCAGAAGGTTCCTGCGGCGTGTCGCGGACTGACGGTGCGGTGGCGAGAGCGGTCGCGAGCGCAGGCGTGCCGCTCGGCAGCACGCGTGCGAGGGTGTCGTCCAGAGTGGCGATGCGATCGACGAGCCCGGCGTCGCAGGCTTCGTCGGCGGTCAACGTGGTGCCCTGCCCGAAGCCGCCACGCACGTCGGCCTCAGAGCGGCCGCGGCCCTTGGCGACGTCACTGACGAAGCGGGCATAGTGCGCGTCGACGAGGCCCTGCAAGCGGGCGCGCGCCGTGTCGCTGAGCGGTTCGGCTTCGTTGCCGTCGACCTTGAACTTGCCGGCCGAGACGTACGTGAGCTTCACGCCGAGCTGCGCGAGCGCCGCCGTCAGATCCTCGTGAATGCTGTAGACACCGATGGACCCGACCATCGCGGACGGCGCGGCGACGACCTCTGTCGCGCAGCTGCCGATCCAGTACGCGGCCGAGCACATCTCGTAGTTGGCCTGCGCGATGATCCGCTTGCTTGCCCGGGCACGGAGCACCTGGCGCGCGAACTCGCTCGCGCCGAGGACCGACCCTCCGGGGGAATCAATGTCGAGCACCACGGTGCCGATGTCGGGGCGCGCCATGACGTCGGCGAGCGCCGCGCCCGCCTGCTCGTAGGTCGCCCCGCCGCTGACCTCGCTCATCACGTTCATGCGCGGCGCGAGCACGCCGTGAATCGGAATGAGCGCCGCCCCGGGCGCAGGCGCGGTCGCGGCGCTGTTGGTGAGGAAGGTCACGGCCTCGACCGACAGCCGCTTCTCCAGAGAGGACGTATCGGTCGTCTCGCCCGCCACCCGACGACCGAGGATGTTCGCGACCATCGACAGCATCGGGCCGGTGATCGCCCACGGGTAAAGCGCCATGCTCAGCACGCGGTCACACGCATGGGCACGTCCGGTTGCTGGCATGTCAGGCCTCCACTTCACGATTGCGGAATGCGTCCTCGCCCATGACGAGCCGACGCAGGGTTTCGGTGTTGATGCTGCTCGCCAGGGCGGTCGCGGCGCGAGCGGCCTCCTCGTCACTGCAGCCTGCCCGCCGGTAATGCGGCTCGAGGTCGCTCGCGAGCTCGCGGTCCCACCGCATCAGGTCGAAGCGCGCGGGTTTCTG